TAGTTCTTTTTTTCTTTAACATTTCCATCTCCTTCTAGCCTGACGTAGACGTGAGTTTGGATCTTTTGCTGCTTTAGGGAATTTTTTCATTTGTCCTAGTGATCTTGCGCAGAATGATTTTCTACGTTTGGCAGCTTTTGATCCTGGCTTCACTTTTCCAGTCACGGCTGTTTTTAGTTTTGAACCGGGATTTAGTCTTCTATAGGCCTTGACACCGGCTCTTGTCATGCCTGCTCCAGACTTTGTAGGCCTGAAGTTCTTTTTATTTCTAGCAGGCATAGTGCCTTTAGAAAATTCTGCCCTTGTTTGATAATCTGTTCTCATTAATCTAACATGCCTTTGTAGTATTTTACGTAAGATGGGTTTGATAAATTAACACCGCCATACTCACCTTTTATACTTCTACCCATGTATTTTTGCATTCTGCCACCAGCAAATGCTTTCTTTCTTGTAAATGTTTTAACGTTAGTAGGTTTCCCACCTACTCCTTGAGCTACTGCTCTTTTTCGTTTGACAGCACTCGCCCTTTCGCCTTTTGTCATCCGTGTGGCTTTTGCAAGTGGGACGCATTTTGGATATTTTCTTTTCGCGTCCGCTTTCTGTTTTGAACGGCCACATTTTGCGAAGGAACCATCTTTTTTTCTGCTCCCAATATCCACCCATTTCTGTTTGAACCATTTATCTAAACCGTTTTTAGCCATTAGGAATTCTTTCCAACAGCGTCCCTATTCATTCCTCTGAGACAGACACCGCCACCTCTTTTTAAACCTTGTCTTTTTAATCTTGCAGTCGCTTCAGATAATCCACCGCCGGCATATTTAATTCTTCCGCCCATAGCAGATGGCTTACGACCTCTGAAGTCTTTTCTTTTTACACCAGATGGATCTTTAATTTTACCTGCACATATTTTAGATGCGTAGGCGTTAGCATATGCACTGGGATACACTTTGAATTTTCTCTTCGCCGCTGCTTTTCCTCTCGGACATAGTTTAGTCATTAAGACCTCGCTGTTTGTTTTGCTCTTTTAAAGTCAGATGCTTTTGGTGCACCTTTTGCACCTTTCTTTCGCATCTTGCCTCCACGTTTTCTTTTAGCATGGATATTTGCGTATAAACCTTTACCCGCCATTACCCAATCACTTTTTTCTTATTTTTCATTTTAGCTTTTTTCTTTTTAGCCATAACGAATTTTTTAAGTTGTGGTGGAATAGAACCTTTTTTAGCCATCATTCTATCTGCTTTGCCAAGGTCTTTTGCACCTTTTCCGTCAGCTGCAAAGAAAGGAACTTTTTTTCCTTTTACTTTAACCATTGCAAGTTTGCCACTTTTCATCATAGGTCGCTTCATCATTCCGCCACCCATTTTTTTCATACGTCCGCCACCCATAGCGCCACGTCTGTTTGTTACTTGTTTATTATATCTTGGATTTGCCATTATTTTTTTCCTCCGTTCCTAAATATTTGTGTACCCTTTATACCAAAAATGCTCGCCACGACAAGGATCCATAAATTCGTGAACCAGCTCGGAAGAGTAGAAAAATATTCAAAGAATAATTTCACCTTTTCCATCGCAGTTGGGTCGTCCGATAGAACTGCCCAAGCCAACACTATAATCGGCGCCGACAAAATTATCAACACAAATTCGTCTTTCCAGTCGGATTGTCTGGCTTCAAGAAGTTTGCCCTGGTAAGCCTCCTCACCTCGGGCCATCTTTTCTGCGTGCATGAGCTGTGCATCAGACATTGCCATTTTAGTCTTCTGACGGTTAGAATAAATCTTCGCGCCAGCTTGCATTGCAATCTTTGCTAAACTAAACCACGCCATATTAGTACCACTTAGCTTTTCTTTTCTTCTCCGCTAAGATATTTCCTTGACCTTGAACCTCTGCTTCTTGCATTTCAGATGGATCAGTTGTTTCAATCTCTTTTCCACCTTCAACATAACCATCTTTGTTCGTAAACATCTCATGGTTCAGGCTTTTTTTGTTTTCTTCTGCCATTTTAGCTCCTTTTCTTTTTTATTCCTGCTTCTCTCAAAGCAATTGCTATAGCTTGTTTTCTATTTTTAACTTTTTTATCAGATTTTCCAATAGAAAGCTCGCCTTTTTTGTATTCTCTCATAACTTTTGCTACTTTTTTCTCTTTTTTAGTTTTTTTTGTCATCATCTCTCGCTATTATTACACTTCCAGCGCCCATATCTTTAGCACTTGGTAAAGTTTTTGATAAAATTGTCTTTTCAATCGAAGTATTAGCTCTTAATTTTGCTAATTCTTCGTTTTGCTCTAGTTTTTCGTCTTGATTTTCTTGATTCATCATCGCTCTCATCTTATCAAGGTTCAACCTCTCTTCTCCTTCTTGTTTTTTTCTAGCATTTTCTTGTGCTTGAAGGTCTAACTCTCTTGCTCTTAGTTTTGCAATTGGATCATTATCAAATTGAGACGTAATTTTCTTCTCTTCCTTCATAAATTCTTCCATCATGTCGGCAATTAGTTGAGCTTTTCTTGCTTCTATTTTTTCTGCTGTCATTTTTGCTTGCATTTGTATTTGTGGATTCATTGCAGCTTGAGGATTTTGTCTAATGGCCATAAGTTGTTGCATCTCTCCTCTAAATTCTACTTCAACTTGTTCTGTTGCCATCAAAGAAATATGTTCAAAACAGTTTTTCTCAAGAGCAGCCATCACCATGGGATTATTTCTAGCCATATTAGTTGCCATAAAATTTAAGTGAGATGTAATATGTGCTCTGTGATCTTGCCCTGGAAACGCTTGGAACGGTCTCCCAGCGAGAGCATCAATGTGCTCTAACGCTGGGTCCTTTGGTGCGGGAATAGCGGGTCGTTTTAAAATCTTATCAATATCTTTTACACCTAAAGCTTCATACATATTTCTGTACGCTTGATACAAATTGTGAATTTGTGGATTGGATGTTGCCAGCTGCAGTTCTGACTGTGCGAGGGAAATACGCTGTGTCTGAGAAAATATATTTGGATCTGCAACTGGCAATATATCTACTCTATCGTCAAAGTCCATTTGCTTAATCATTCTTTGACCACCAACAACATCGTAGGGATATTCTTGTGGTAGATATAACTTAAAAACTCTTGCTAATAATTTGAACTCTTGTTTAAGAGCTGCGTAAATTCTTTTGTGAATTGCAGACATTGTTCTGCTGCCTCTTTCCAACAAGGCCACTGTCGTACCCACTGCCGCTTGTTGATTACCCTCACCTACTTGCAGGTCTGCTATTGAAGCAAATCTTTGACCTGCAGATACTACGACGCCCATAAGTTGTAAGAGAGTTTGTGACGGCTCTTTAAACGGTAACATCATAAATGAATCTCTGATGTTTCCTCCTGGCGCATCCACATCTCTAAATTCTCCTGGTTGAATGCTTTGAGCGTCATCTCTAATTCTAATACCTCTTTGTTTAAATCCTGCGGGTAAATTTGATAAAGTTCCTGCATCTAATAGTTGTCGTAATGCAGCCGTAGCTGTTCTTGATAATCCACCAATCATGTGTATTAAACCAAAACCATAAAAACCAAGTCCTGGTAAAAATTTAAAGTGTACAAAATATTCAATCTTTTTTCTTAACGGATCACCTATTTCATAATTTCTTTTGATTGATAAAACTTCTCTAGAATTTTCTTCAAGTGTCACAACATATGGAAGTTTAATTCCTGTTGGTTCACCGTCTTGTCCCATGTCTTCAAAGCCTTCTAAATCTAAATTAACATGGCACTCTAATAAATTAAATACGTCTTCGTCTCTGCCTTTACTTGCACCCTCTAATTCACGTTCTTTTCTTTCAACTTCTGTTTCGTTTACGGGTCCTGGTTTTAATTCTACGTCTCTATAAAAACCAGCCACTTGTTGTTTTCTTAATTCGTTTTCAGATATTTGAACCCGATGAATGATCGACTCCGCATCATCTAATGAGGTAGCTGTATACGGAACAATCAAATCATCTGCGGGAACAAATTTAGAGCAAGCCATTGATGTTGCTTCATCATAGTAAACTTTTTTAAAAGCCGAGCCTGCTAGTGGTAAATGAAATAACATAGAATCAAAATCTGGTTCATAGTCTTTCATTTTTTCCATGATCTGATAGTTCATGAAATCTTTTACTCTTTGTGATTGTTGCTCTTTTTCTGGTGTTGGCACTCCTAAAATTTGTGTTCTAACTGGACCGTTAGCTGGTAATAATTCTTTATAAGCCAACGCTTGAAACTGTGTAACAGCTTCAGCTAATACTGGGTGAGTTGCACCTGATGCACCTTGAAAGGGTTCTGTTCTGTTGTCGTATTTAAAACCTAATAAATCTAAACCTTCTCTATAACCTCTTTCCCAATCTTTTCTAGAATTTTTATAGTCTTGATAGTTTTGATATAACGATGTTCCTAATCTTCCTAATACATCATCAGGTAAATGTTCCGCTAAATTATCGTAGTGGTTTTGTCCACCTTCAACAGATCCTATTGACGGATCATAGTTTACATCTACAGATCCATCTTCGTTT